GTCGCACAATCAAAGCTGCTGCATCATTAGAGCAAGCTGCTGAAATGTATGCAAAAGAGCCTATGCCACAAATGGTGTTAAAGTCAAATGGCACAAATTTAACTCCAGAGAGAATTACGAAGTTGTTAGAGTCTTGGAAAATATCAAGATCAACAAGATCAACAGCATTTTTAAATGCCGATGTTGAATTACAGGCTTTAGGATTTGATCCGGCTAAATTACAATTAAATGAAGCTCGCCAATACCTTGCTTTAGAAATTGCAAGAGCATCTGGTATTCCAGCATCATTTGTATCTGCCGAAACTACCAGCATGACTTATTCAAACATGACAGCCGAAAGAAAAGCACTTATTGATTTCTCACTACGACCAATCCTTACTGCAATTGAGCAAAGACTATCTCAAGCCGATTTCTGCCCTAACGGAATTGAAACCCGATTTGACATTGATGATTTCTTGCGTGGCTCAGCATTAGAGCGAGCGCAAGTTTATGAAATCCTAAACCGCATTGGCGCGATGAGCGTTGAGCAAATCCAAGAGGAAGAAGATCTAATACGATGAAAATTAGTTTCCCAATAGAGATAACAGCTGCTGACACAAATAAGCGAACGCTAACTGGTCGCATTGTAACTTGGAATGAGGAAGGCTCAACCAGCGCTGGATTAACAGTATTTGAAAAAGACAGCATTGATTTCTCAAAGCCTGTCAAATTATTACTAGAGCATGAGCGCACAAAGCCACTAGGCAAATTAGTTGATATTACTGCCACAGAGCAGGGCATAGAAGCAACATTTAAATTGGCAAAGACTTTTGCAGCTGATGATGCGCTTGAGGAAGCAGCCACAGGTTTAAGAGATGGATTTAGTGTTGGTGTCAAAATCAACGAATGGAAAAATGAAGATGGCGTCTTAAAGATACAGTCGAGTTCCTTGCAAGAGGTATCACTCGTCACCGAGCCAGCCATTAGCAGCGCACGAGTTGCTGAGGTAGCAGCTAGTGAAACACCAGAGAATTCCGAAGCAGCCGCTGAGGATACAACAACAGAGGAGAACAAAGTGTCAGAGATTAATTCTGAAGCTCCTATCGCGACCGAAGCGGTAGAAGCGGCACAAGCTCCAGTTGTAACTGCTCAATACATGGCATACACAAAGCCACGCGTTGACACAAATGTTACAGCAGGACAGTATCTAAATGCACAAATCAAAGCACTAGGTGGCGACACCGATGCTCGCGATTTAGTAGCAGCATTACAAATTGCAACTGTTTCTGAGAATACAGGAATGGTTCCACCTAACTACCTACGCGATGTTATCGGAGTTATCGATTCATCTCGTCCATTTATTGATTCAATCGAGCGCGCTCCACTTCCAGCATCAGGAATGAAAATTTTCACTCCAAAGCTAGGAACTCAAGCGACTGTTGCTCAAACTGCTGAGGGTGTTGAGTTTTCATCAACTGACACAGTTGTAACTTTCCAAGAAGACAACATTGTTAAGTTTGCCGGTGCAAATGTAGTAAATGTTGAATTGTTTGATCGTTCAGACCCATCTTTCGCTGATCTATTAGTTCGTGAGTTAGCAGCATCATACGCACAAAAGACAGATGCTTATGCAGCAAACATTGCAGCACAAAACTCAATTGGTTCAACTGGATCATCTATTTACAAATCCATTGTTGATGGAATTGCAGATTCATATGGCGTTATGCGCTTTACACCAAACAACCTATTGGTTGCTCCATCAGGTGGAGAGGATGGCATCGATTTTGCTGGACTACTTGGCGAAGTTGCAGATGGTCGTCCACTATTCGCAGCAGCAGCTCCACAAAATGCAGCCGGCTTGGTAACACAGGGTTCAACAAATGGAACAATCGCAGGATTGAACCTAGTTGTAGATCCTAACTACACAGGCAACAACGCAGGTGCTAAGTATGGATTAGTTTATCCATCAGCAGCTATGCGATTCCATGAGAGTGGCACAATTGAACTTCGTGCTAACTTGGTTGCTAATGGTCGCATCGAAATCGGTCTATATGGTTATGTAGCCGTAGTAAACCGATTCCCAACTGCATTCCGTTACTTAGAAGTAGCTTAATTTAATTGAGTGCCTAAGGTTGCTCCCGATCTTAGGCATCCATTAAGGGAGATTAAAGAGAGGAATTTATGCCTTCAATTATTACCGCAGCGAATCTGCGTTCCGTATTGGGTGTGAGTTCCTCTCTTTACAATGACGCTTATCTAAATCAAATTATTGACACAGCAGAAACAGTCATTCTGCCGATGCTGGTTACTTTTAAGAGTCCAGTTCAAAAAACAGTTTTACAAGATAATGTTGCCACATTTACAACAGTTGGCGTTCATGAATTTACCGCAGGACAATCAGTAGTCATTACTGGATGCTTGAGTCCGTATAATGGAACTCGCACAGTATTAGATGATAATTTGACAGACACAACTTTCAGCGCAGCAATTACAAATGCAGATGTTACCGAAGCAAATGTGATCCCAAGTGGAGTTGCTACTTTATCCGGAGCATCAACTTATGTTGGAAACGCAGCTGTTGAGTCAGCAGTTTACACAGTTTCAGTAGAGGTTTTTCAAGCAAGACTTGCAGGTGGTGGACAGATCGAAGGCGTTGATTTTACTAGCACACCATTTAGAATGGGTCGCTCATTATTCAATAAATGCGTTGGTTTACTTGGTTCATATATGGATACCGAGAGCATGGCTCAATAAATGCCACCATCCACAATTCTTTCATCCGTTAGGCAACCACTTGCCACAGCTTTAGCAGGTGTTGCTGGGAATGTTTACAGTTTCGTTCCCGAGTCCGTAATCCCACCAGCAGTTGTTTTAGTTCCATCATCACCATATCTTGAAATTGAAACAATTGGCAAGTCATCAGTTAGATGTCGAGTCAATATGACAATCACAGCTGCGGTTGCATATAACAGCAATCCAGCATCACTCGATAATATCGAGCAATTACTTATGAGCATTCTGGCAATTATTCCTGCGGGATATATTGTCGGATCGGTCGAAAGACCAACAGTTACACAAGTCGGAGCATCAACTTTGTTGGTGTCTGATATAAATGTTTCAACCTATTATCAACAAACAACATAAGGAGCGAAAATGCCTACCACCGTTATAACAGGTCGGGATGTTACCTTCACAATCGGCGGTAACAATTTCGATGCACAAGCTACAAGCGCAACTCTTACAGGCGAAATGGATCGCCAGACCTATCAGACACTAGACGGAAAAGTCTTTAAAGTAACTGATAACAACTTTACATTTGATGTTGAAATGTTAGCCGACTGGGGCGCAACCGGATCTCTTTGTGAGATTCTATGGGGCGTTGCAGAGTCAGCACCAGATACAGGAATCAGCACAGTATTTACAGCCACTTCAGGCGCAGTATTTACTTTCCAAGTATTGCCAATGTGGCCTTCATCTGGTGGAACTGCTCCAGATGCACAAACTGTATCTTTATCATTCCAAGTTATTGGAGTGCCAGCAGAGTCATTTAGTTAAAAAATAAAACGGGAGCAAACAAATGAAACTAGCAATTACAATTACATATAACTCAGGCGAGGAAGCAACTTACACAGCCCAACCGCCTGAGTGGGCTAAGTGGGAGCAAAAGACAGGAAATATCATTAGCCAAGCATCTGAAAAGATCGGTGTTAATGATTTGATGTTTTTAGCTTATCACGCACATAAGCGAGAAGCAGCTGGTAAGGCTGTCAAACCTTATGAAGCATGGATGGAAACTGTTGCCGATATTCAAGTCGGTGATGTGAACCCAAAAGCCATCCAGTAGGAAGCCTTAGTCGATTATTGGTTCAGTTGTCAATAGCAACTCAAATTCCAATGAGCGAATGGGTAGATGGATCGGATGTTTTAACAGCGTTAGAGATATTGGAGGATAGACACAAATGACCACTCCTTCAATAGCCTATGATAAAAAAGAATTAAACTCTATTGTTAAAGTGTTGCGCCAAATGGATGATACTGCTCAAGATCAAATGAAAAGAGCAGTAGGCGAAATAGCACAGGATGAATTATCTGAGATCCGTAGGGCTGCTTCCGGCCGACCAAATAAAGTTGCCAAGAGAATTGCCGATGGCGGATCTGTTAAAAAATCATCTTTACTTGGTGAGATTAGATTTGGTTTAGCAAGTCAAAAACTAAGTGGTGGCGCAACTACTCAATTTTCCAGCAAGGGCGATAGTCCTAAAGTTGGAATTGGTGGCGGTGTTGAATTTGGATCAAATAGATTTAAGCAGTTCCCTGTTTGGTCTGGTAAATCGCCAAGTGGTATTGGTGCAAAAGGTTGGTTCATTTATCCTACAATTAGAAAAATGTTACCGGATGTAATTAAGAGATTTGAAAAGGCTGTGCTAGAAGTTAGAGGTGAGTGGAAATGATGGCTAAACCATTAACAATCGCACTTGCTGCGGATATTGATAATTTACAAAAAGGTTTAAAAGATGCTGAAAAAGCAGTTGATAAATCAGCAGCCCAGATCATAGATTTCGGTAAAAAGGCGGCACTAGCATTTGCAGCTGTTGGAGCAGCAGCGACCGCGTTTGCTGTATCAGCAGTAAAGGCAGCAGCTGAAGATGAAAAGAGTCGTAAGAATTTAGAGCAAGTTATTAGATCAAGCACTAAAGCCACCGAAGATCAAATTTCAGCAATTGATAAATACATAACTAAACAATCTATTGCAACAGCTACAACCGATGATGTTTTAAGACCTGCATTCTCAAGACTTATCAGATCTACTCAAGATGTAACTAAGGCTCAAGATTTATTGACTTTGGCTCAAGAGATTAGCATAGCCACAGGCAAGCCACTAGAGAGCGTCACAAACGCCCTAGGAAGGGCTTATGACGGGTCAAATACCGCTTTGGGTAAGTTAGGTCTAGGAATTGATGCAGCCACCCTTAGAACCCAATCTTTCGAGGAAACTACTAATCAGTTACGGGCAACCTATCAAGGGTTTATTGATAATGAAGCTACCAATGCTGAGTTTAAGTTTAGACAATTAACTATTGCTGTCGATGAAACTAAAGAGCAAATTGGAACTGCTTTATTGCCAATTGTTAAAGAATTAGCAGATTATTTCTTAGAAACAGCCGTTCCTTTAATTCAAGCATTCGCTGCTGGATTTTCTGGTGAGGATGGCGTTACCGCTGGCATAACTGAAGCTACTGAAGGTGCATTCCAATTTGGCGAGGAGATTAGATCAACTCTTGAATTTGTAATTAGTATTAGAAAAGAATTAGCAGTATTGGGTGCAATTATTATTGGCGTATTTGTTGCATCTAAGATAGTTGCATTTGTTACTGCAATCATGACTTTAGTTACTGCGATGAAAGCCCTACGAACTGCTGCTGCCGGTGCAGCTGTGGCAACCGCATTTGCTACCGGTGGAACTTCAGTTGGTGCTGCTGCTGCTGCTTTAGCTGCCGTCGCTGCAACTTATGGATTATCACAATTAGCAGGTGGTGGCGATCTAGGCGGAGCAGCCGTTTCAAATTATGCTCCATCAACTGGCAATTTTGGTGGTGGCGGTATGGGTCAAATTAATAACATTACAATTAGTGGGGCATTAGATCCTGAGGGAACTGCTCGAACTGTTGCAAATTATCTAAACAGCCAATCAGCGAGAAGTGTAACTGCTCTAAGGGATAGATAATGACAGTTTTTACACCTGATTGGAAATTAACTGTCGGTGGGGTTGATTATACTGACATAACTATTTCAGATGTTCAGCATACAGCAGGTCGATCTGACATCTACCAACAGCCACTTCCTTCATATATGCAAGTTACGCTGGTTGCATTAAATAACCAAACTTTACCTTTTGAGATAAACGATAGTTTTGATTTACAAGTAAAAGACTCAACTGGATCTTATGTAAGTTTATTTGGTGGAGATTTAACAGATGTAACTGTTTCAGTAGGTGCAACGGGTCAAATTGCAACAGTTATTCAATACACCATTTTAGCAATGGGAACACTAACAAAATTAACCAAAGAAATTTGGGATGATAACATTTCTCAAGATGAAGATGGCGACCAAATATATGAGATTTTATCTAGCATATTACTTGGCACTTGGAATGATGTTCCAGCAGCTTCTCAATGGTCAACTTATGATGCAACTGAAACTTGGGAAGATGCAGTCAATCTAGGGCTTGGGGAAATTGATCAGCCGGGTCTTTATACCATGACTGCTCAATCTACAACTGTGGACACCATCTACAACATTATTTCAGATATCGCTAATTCAGCATTTGGATATATTTACGAAGACAATCAAGGCAATATCGGTTATGCAGACGCAGATCATAGGCAGAATTATCTTTTAATTAATGGTTATGTTGAACTAGATGCTCGCCACGCTTTAGGTCAAGGTTTATCTACAATTATGAGATCAGCAGATGTTCGTAATGATATTTATATCAATTATGGCAACAATTACAATTCACAAGTTACTGCCACAGATGCAGCTTCAATTGCCTTATATGGCTACAAAGCCGAAAGCATTAATTCAAGGGTTCAGGGTGCTGTCGATGCTCAGGCTATTGCAGATCGATACATAGCACAAAGAGCCTATCCAATCCCAGCATTCCAATCAATCACATTCCCAATCACTAACCCTGAAATTGATAACGCAGATCGGGATGATCTACTAGCTGTATTTATGGGAATGCCAGTTCATATTCAACACCTACCCAATCAAATATCAGGTGGAGATTTTGAAGGCTATGTTGAAGGCTGGTCATGGAGCACTCGGTTCAATGAACTGTTTTTAACAATCAATGTTTCCCCAATCGCATTTAGCCAAGTGGCGATGCGTTGGAATACAACTCCAGCCACCGAGGCATGGAACACTTTAAGCCCAAGTTTGACTTGGGAGTACGCTACAATAGTAGCCTGATAGGAAAAGGATAAAATGCCAACTACTACAAACTTCGGATGGACAACACCAGCCGACACCGATCTTGTTAAAGATGGTGCTGCTGCAATTCGCACACTTGCAGGAAATATCGACACTTCATTAGTTGATCTTAAAGGTGGAACGACTGGTCAAGTTTTAAGTAAAAATTCAAACACAGATTTAGATTATGCTTGGGTTGCTCAAGATGATTCAAATGCAATTCAAAATGCAATTGTCGATGCTAAAGGTGATTTAATTTCTGCAACTGCAAATGATACTCCTGCAAGACTTGCTTCATCTGGTGTCAATAATGATGTTTTAACAGTCGATACATCAACAGCCACAGGATTAAAATGGGCTGCTCCTGCTGCTGGATCAAATTGGTCATCACTCGGATCATCAGCATTAAGTGGATCATCAACTGTAACCATTTCAGGCATTTCCGGAAAAAATAAACTTTTAGTGCTTGTTCAAGGTGCATCATGCGGAACTGCTAGTCAATCAATTACTTTAAGATTTAATTCAGATTCAGGCTCAAATTACAATGTTTATGGTTTTCAACTTTCATCACCATCAACATATTCAACCAATAGTTTAGGTGGAATAGGTCAAGCCCAAACAAATATCCCGCTTGGTGATATGAGTAGTAATGCTGCTTCAACTATTAGTAGTCATTTAATTTTAGATGGTTGCAACACTAGCGGTGTTAAAATTTTTTCTATGGCTGGATCAGGTACTCCATCTGGCGGTAATAGCCATGTTGGAAACGCTTTGGGCGGTTTTTACAATTCAGCAAGCACAATTTCATCAGTTTCAGTAATTGCTCCGCTTAATTTTGATGCTGGCAATATTTATGTATATTCAAGTAATAATTAAGGAGTAATAATGAAAATAATTGAAAGAATTTTCAATGCTGAAACTGGCGAAACAGTAGATATTGAAAGAGATGAAACTGCACAAGAGGAAGCATTAAGATTAGAGCACTTATCTAAAATTGAAGCATTAAAAGCCGAAGCCGAAACAAAGGCTGCCGAAAAACAAGCATTACTTGACAAACTTGGCATTACTGCTGATGAAGCAAAATTGTTACTTGGCTAATGAAGCCTTGGTTATCTAAAGCTGCTGAAACCTTTAGGGAACAAGTGAATGACTGCTTCCCTGATCGCAAGCGCACAAGTGATGGATGGATTGGTGATGCTCGCCATTCAGCCAGAGTCAGTCAGCACAACCCAAATGAACAGGGTGAAGTATGTGCCATCGACATTGACGCTCGCCTATCTGACCAAGAAGGGCTTAGTTTCGATTTGGCAGATCAGGTTCGACTCGCAGCAAAAAAGGATAAGCGTATTTATTATGTGA